GCAGCCGAGACGATTGCCCGGTACTGCGTGCCGTTGTCCAGCGTCGAAACGCCAGAAAGCGAGTAGGTCGTGCCTGTCGAGCCTGTGAGCGTATCCCACGTGGCACCGCTGTCGTCGCTGTTTTGCCACTGATACGAAGCCGCTGAGCCGTCGCTGACGGTTGCCGCGATGGTGAAGTTTCCGCTGCCACCATCGGCAAGCGTCATGTCTTGCGGTTGCGTCGTGATGGTGATTGTCGGCGTTGAGACGCCAAACGTCGCCAACGCGGCTCGACGCCATTCTGTGCCATCGTGCAGGTAGAAAAAGCCGCTGCCATAGGCAATCTGACCGGCACTGCCGGTCGAGTTGCTGGCCGCTGGCTCAGTCGCCCAGGTGATGCCGCCTCCACCCGCAGACTGATCTGCCCACGAGAGCAGGCCGCTGCCGTCAGTCTGAAGCACTTGATTGGCCGCACCGTCGGACGTTGGAAGTGTCAGCGTGTAGGTTGCCCCTGCCGAATGCGGCGGGCTTTGGATCGTGACGCCGTGCGTGTTGGCCTCGCAGTTGAGCGTCAGGCTGGCACTGCCAGCGGTGCCACCGTTGAGCGTGACACTGCCCGTGCTGGCGTTTAGCGTCAGGTTGCCGGTGACGGTCGCGGTGCCGTTGGTGATCTCAGCGAACGTCGGCAGATTGTGAACGTGATCGGCACGAGCGGCTTCGCCCGATGTGCCAATAGCAGCAGTGCCAAGGTCTGAGGCCGCAGACGTGGAAAGCGTCAGTGCGTTATCAGCCGCTGCCGTCCATGCTGTGCCGTTGTACGCGAGCACCTGCCCGGTCGTGACGTTGCCCAGCGTCACGTCAGAAAGATCAGCTAGGTTGTCGGGAATTGCCAGCGTGCTGCTGATCGTCGCGGTGTTGTTCAGCTGCGTGATTGCAATTCCGGTGCCAGCCGATAGTGCCACCCCAGTGCCTGGCGGGCCGACACCTCCAGTGACACTAAGATTTATGTCGTCCTGCGCGACTGTGCCAACGTCAAACGATCCGCCAGCGGCGACTGGCGTTACAACAAGCGAACCGCCCGCACTCGCCGAGACGTTGATAGAAATGCTCACGGCGTCCTCACCGCAAAAGAACCACTGACATACGTCCGCGTGACAGAACCAGGGGCAACGCCGACCAGCTCCCAGCGGTACGTTTGCGTTTCGCTTAGCTGGGAAACGACAGCCTCTTGCATGCTAAGGCTCAGCTGCCCTGCTGCATCGTCAATGACGTTGACTGTAATCGTTGCCGCAGTAGCACCGCGAACATCTAGGCCGCCAGGAAATGCAGTGCTAACTGTTCGCGTGATCTCAAAAACCTCCGACGTCCATGTGAAGCCCGCGAGGTCGGAATCAAAATCAAGCGACATTCCAAACTCATTACCAACTGCCATGACGCAATTGAGCTCGGCGGGTAAGATTTCAAAGGTTGCCATCAGAGGTTCACCGCTCCAAAAACAGAAGTAAATGCAGCCTCTGGGTATATCGGCCGCGTAAGTATGTCAGGGCTGCCCGACTTCATTCCGCCGCTATCATCTAAAGGCACAGGAGAAGTCGCCGGTATATAGTTCCCGTTGTGATCCTCAACGTAGCAGCGTTTCCTGATCCCTGACTCAAGGTAATACAGCCCGACGTTAGGCACTTGCAGCTGCCACAAAAACTCATTGTATGCAAATTCCACTGTCACCTCGTAGTAACTCACAACTACAGTGCCGACAAGCTCGCTTTTTTGTGCGGCCCGCATGCCTGTGCAGAGCCACGCCCGCGGGTTTGCGGTAGCCCAGCTGTCACCATTCACAAATCCAGAACGCAGCAGATACGCCCACGGAAAACTGGCACGATTTCCGGTGAGCTGGAGTCTCGCAGTTGGAAATTGGCCGGTATGCCCTGGCAGATAGTCGCCAGCAGTATTTACAAGCGGCTCATAGCTTCCCTCGTTGTACCATTGGTAGACAGGAATGCTTGTGAGGCTGCTGCTCATGCTCCATCTGTCGCAGCGGTCCAGCGGATTCGGGGCGTTCTCGCACGAATCAGCCCCGACACCATACGTGACGGTCGTAAGCGTTTGCTCTGGGTCGCCGTCATAACGCGATTCTTTTGAGACCTGAATCGCAATCAGGCTGGCATTGTCAGGGTGAGGCGATCCAATCGGCGGCACAAATACAGCAGGTCCGATCGAATGTGGAGTGTCGAGAAACAAACGCTCGGCTGTTGGCGATCCGTTCTGGATCGTCACTGACCGCCGCGGGTGTATTTCGATTGTCGGCATCGCCTAGCCTATTGTTGCCAATACAAATGAGTTTCTTGTGCTTCTGTTTGCTTCAGCAAGCAGCCGGTTGGTCTGATCTAACTTGCTGGCAACCTTGTCATCTGGCTGTGCCGCCCCTGCTGCTGCTGCGCCTGGCCGAGCGGCAGCATCCGCTTGTGCTGCCGCGCGGGCACGCATGACGGCCGCACGTTGCTCGGCTCGCTTGATATCGGCGTCGAGCTGAGCTTGGAGACGGTCAGCTTCCAGCGACTGAGGAGCAACAAACCGCTGCTGCTGCTGCCGCTGGTTGGCAAGGAATCGCTCCATATCCTGGCTTGATTTCTTGTCAATGAAATCATCGACGCTCATGCCCTGAGATGCGGCGATTCTTGCCGCCATAGGATTGGCCCGAAACTGCTCAATGTTCCGCTCGGCTGTCTGCTTGAAGATTTCCAGCCCCGCAGACGCTGCTCTCTTATTATTCTCAGCAGCCAGCTCGCCCTCTCGCCTGAGCTTGTCGATGGCGGCCTGCCGTTGGGCAAAGGGGTCGTTTTCGGCAGCGGCACCGGCAGAAAGGCCCGCTTGCAATTGACGCTCGACGCGGCCTGCGATGCCAGGAAGATCGGCCCGGCCTTTCTGTCCGGTCAAGAACGGCAACAAGTCAAAACCAGCTAGCTGCTGACCTCGCTCCATTGCGTCAATGCCAGGAAGCTTTTGTGTCTCACGCGGGCCGAACGCTTCAACCGCTCGGCGGCGTTCTTGCTGCTGCATCTGCTGTTTGGCTGCTCGTTCAGCCTCTCGCTGAAGGTCTTTGGTGCGGCTGAAAGTCGCATCCCTAACAGCAACTCCACCGACGCCAATCCTGTCGGCCATTGCTGCTGCTGCTGCGATTTCCTTGGTGGTTGTTGCAGCGTCAATTTTTGCGGTGGCGAATTGTTGCGCACCAAGCCTCGCCGCTACTCCTACGCTCGGCAACGAGGCCGGATCTCCAATTCCGTACTTCCTTTGGATGAACGCATCATCTTGCTGTTTTGCCTTAGCTCTCAGCCGCTGAGCACGCTCCCTCTGTTGTTCGATTGCGGCCTGCTCTTCGATGGAAACCATCGGGCCCGCCTGCCTGACAAGCTCAAGCGTCTTTTTCTCCGCAGCAGCGGCCTTTGCTGCTGTCTCTTTTCCTTCTGGAGAAATAGCGTCAGGAGCGAAAAAGCTAAAAATCGCCGCCAGCTTTTCCACCAGCTTCGCCATGAACGTGAAGGCTTGCATGAGCCGAGAAATCATATTGTCGGCAAAATCTCCGAGAACTATCGCACCCTTAAAAATTGCCTCGGTGAGATAGTCCGCAATCGCATTTGCCGCCGTCGCCTCTCCCATCTCAAAATTTGCGACAGAATCAAGTATCTGGTTCAGAAAAACGTCAACCGCTGGGGCGATGTTGCCGATCACCTTGCCGCCGATTGACGCGATGACACTCTGCACTTCGCCCAGCGTGTCGTTGAGTGCCTCAATGTTTTTGGTCTGGACGGTATTGACGCCGAGACCAAGACTGATGAAGCGGTCCTCGGTCGCTTTTATCTTGGCCGGGAAATCCTCAAACAGCGGAATCAGGCTCAAGCCCTGGTCACTGAAAATCTTGAACGCGGTAGCTGCCTGCAAGCCTTTGCTGGGCAGCTCGCTGATAGCCTGGCCGATCCGCCGAAAAGCCTGATCTGGGCTCATCTTGCTCAGCTCGTCCGCACTCAATCCGAGCCGCTGCAATGCGGGTAACGCTTCCCCAAAGCCCATAGTGGCCTCGGCAATCCGCTTGTTCATCCGCTTGAACGCTTCGCCCAGCTTGTCCTGCCCGACGCCAGCCTCACTGGCGGCCTTGCCGAGCACTTGCAAAGGCTCAACGGCCACGCCGATAGAGCTGCTGAGCTTGCCGAGGGCGTCCACCCGCTCAAGGGTTGCGTCGAAAAACTGCTGAGCCGAGCCCGTTGCTGACCGAAAAGCCCCAGCCAGCATCCCAACGCCCTTGATTAGAGCACCGCCGATCTGCAACTTAGCAAGCAAGCCGATGCCGCTGGCGGCCTTACGACTGGCACGGTCCAGCGAGTCAAGCCGCCGCTCCACGCGGTCCATGCTCTTTTGAAAACGGCCAATGCTGGCCGACATATCGAACTTTAAGCCGACCGTTGTTGCCATTTACTTTTCAGCCTTTCGCGCGTTTGCTAGTGCCTTGAGCTTTGCAAACTCTGCGGCCATCTCCTCGGGCGTCTGCGGCGGTTTAACTACTGGCACAAAATCATCGGGCTTTGGTGTCTGTCCTCGCTTGCAGTGCGGGGCTATCGTCGCTGATGCTATCGTTCCTGTTTGCCGCCACGGGCTTGGAAGCGGCTCATAGTACATATCGACCGCTTGCCACTCACTCAGCTCAGCACTTGTCATCCTCTCGCACAGCTCACCGACAGTCATTTTCAAATGCCCGGCCAGCTTGAACAAAAACAAGCGGCCGGGCCGTTTTAGTTTTTTGCCAGTTCCTCTAGGTCGTCGTCGCCCATCCTGTTGGTTTTTTGGGCGGCCTCAAAGAGCCTTTCCATTGGCTTGCTGCCGAGGCTGGCCAACTCTGCAAACTCGTCCACGCTACAGAGCGGCTTGCCGTGCTCATCGCACAGCACGCGGACCAGAAACCGGCTCCGCGGGTTGTCGAGTTGGCTCCCCTTCACTCGCTGGCTCATCTCCTGCTCAAAGCTGTCACGCTCTCCGACCGTCATTTGTTTCAGGTAAACAGTTAGACCCCACTCTGGCACCTCAACAGGCGTCAAAGTTGGCTTGTCGGCGGCCTTGATCTTCTTCAGCAACTCGCTCGGCATTTGCTTTTTCCTCACTGCTGGATAATTCGCATGGTGGTCGTGTATCGCACCACATCGCCCACGCTAGCTGAGGTGTCAACTGTTTCAACGTACACAAGCGGCAGGCTCAGGCTGATGCCCGCCCCGCTAACACTCAGCGGCCCATAGGTGCCCTGACTACCGCCGCCGTCAAGAGTGACGACGCTGGCGGTTCCGGCATTTGGACTGTATTGGCCGAAAAAGCCAATCGGCTTATCTGCACCCTCGGTGACAGACAAGCTGACAACCTCGCCAGACGAGCCGCCAGGAAATGCTACCGTGACGCCAGATGCGACATTTGCCATTGTCGCCTCATATTAGGTGACTTCGCGGTAGGTGGCTTCACCTGTGATTAACTCGCCTGCGGTGCCGGTAACTGACGCACTGGTACAAACCGCATTCGCCAGGCTGGCCGAAACTGCACCTGTGACTGTCACTGTACCATTCGCACCAATGGCAGGCAGCTCGTTGCCAATGAAGCTGATGCTTATCTCGGTGTAGCCCTCAAACGGGCTTTCGACTAAGTTAGCCGCCGAATTATCGGTCTGGCCGAGGTGCGAGGCATCCAGCAAGTCGTCGCCTTGCTCGTTGATTTGCACGTTTGTAAGCAGTGCAGTGCTAATGCCAGGAGCGGTAACGGTGGTTGTGTGTGAACTATTCGCCATAAGTTTTCTCCTTATTTATGCAGGGCCGCGCATCGTGGCTTCAAATCTCGCAACGTCACCAACTGCCGCAGTAGACGTCACGCTGGTCACTTTACAGGCGAGGCTCTGGCCTCCCGCCGAAATGGTCACGCTGTCACCTACAGCGGGCACAGTGCCATATGCTGACACAGTTGCTTCATGAGAGCCGCCGATAGGTGCCTTCTGGAAAACTCGCTTGCCAGAAACTTGGCTAATTGGTGTCACGTCAATGACGTCAGGGCCAGTCACGCTGGCGGAAAAGCTAAAAACCTCTGTACCTGTTCCGATGCTGATGTTTGCTGCGGTGTCTGCCATTTTAAGAGATTTCCTTCCATTCGACCGAAAGGCTGAAAGTTACCACCCACGCTGGCGGCAAGTCGCCGCCCTCAAGCTGCACCATATCCTCTGCTTCTCCCTCTATTGTAACCTGTGATATCTCAACTCCGAGCGTATTACTGCTAAAGTGATCCAGAAGCTCACGCATAGCGTCAGCAAGCTCTCTCACTTGGCTGTAACTCTCGGCGTAAATCGTCAAAGACATTGAAACCGTAGGAACGCCGACAGCCGGGCCGAGGCTAGCTATCCTAGTCACACCGACCCGCTGATAGGTTGCGAACGGCATTTCTGCCGATGTCGGCACGATCATCGGGAACAGCCGAAAGCCGAGATGGCGGGCCGTGGCGGGTGCAGCCGAGACAGCCCGGCAGATGATCTGCTCTGGGTATCTCATAGTCCTCTATCCTTCCGGAGCTTTTTTTCGAGGTCTTTCCAGGCGTTTCGTACAGTTGCAGCCATTACCGACCGCATCCTCTCAGCTACCGCCCCCTTTGTCGCACCATAGGTGCGCTTTAACATACCAACGCCAAACGTCTGGCCAACATCGGTAGCCCCGTCAAAACGCGATGGTTTCTTAAAAAAAGCTGCCGGATAGCTTGGCGACGTCTGCACCCGTGCGCCAACACTATTGAGCGTAAACCAGCCACGTTTTTTGTAACTGCTGGCAATGCCTTGAGGGTTTTTTATAGTTCTCCGAATAAACCTTTTTTTTGTGCCAAACTCGACGAGATGAGCATGAAAGCCGCGGTCTGTCGCCAATCGTACTGAATCACTTCCAGCCAATGCCTTCGACGGGTTGCTGCCTTTAATCGTGTATCCAACAGCAGCCCAGGCACCACCGTTCTTCTTGTAGGTTTTTGTTTTGATCCGAATCGCCCGCCGCAGGTTGCCCGTCGGTCCATGCGGAGTGCGTGCAATCAGAGCTTTTTTAGCTGGCAAAAGAGCCTTGCGCATTGCTGCTGCGAAGTGCTTGGCAGCTATTCCATTGTCTCCAAGCTTTTTTAGTTCTCTTTTCAGCTCATCCATGTCAGGGCTGCGAAACTTGATTCCCACGCCCTGCTTGCCCTTAAAAACAAATGTAAAACGGCCCACTATTGCTTCTCCGTACATAGAAGCTCATGGACGGTGAACTGCTCATGCTCAAGCACGCTGACAATCTCTAGCAGGCGAGACCTCCAGCGGATGCGGTGCGAGGCCTTCAGCCCGTCAACGTGACGCATCTTCACCTTGTGCGTGATGTGCAGCCCGTTTTGCTGAGCAGACAGCATTTCTCTGCTACGCAGTGTCATTACCATTGCGTACCGGGTCTGATAGGTCGCCCAGCTCTGCGTCACCTCACCAAGAGCGTTCCGCGTCTCAGTCGGCTGCTGAAGCTCAACAACTTCCCGCAGTAAGCCCGGTTCCATTAGGCAGGCCCAATCAGCACAAGGTCAAAGGTTCCGCTGCCGCTCACTGTCACGTTTCCCGCGTAGTCATCCAGCCCGCTGTAGGCGGCTTGCCCCGCAGGAGCGAACAGCTGCACGTCACCGGCAACCAGCGTCAGGTCAGCGGTGCCCTTCACCACAACGGCTGACAGGCTCGCCATGCTCACGGCAGCTCCCGTGGCGTCCCGGTAGCCAGAGTCGGCCGGGTCTATCTCAACGCCGTCAGCGGTCGCCTGTCCGCTGACGCGGGCAACCTTGCCAGAGACCGAAAAGCTGCTTTCAACGTCAACAGCTTTGAACGCACCAGAGGCGGTGTCGTGTATTAGGCAATCGACGTTGACGTAGCCAGTGAGTGCCATCAGACGTACCCTCCCCATCTCGCAGAGTCGAGCAGCATTTTCAGCCCTTGCGGCATTTCAACAGCAATCAAGCCCTGGCCGCTCAGGACGCTGCTACGGTGCTCGTAGAGGTGCGTGCAGAGCATCAGGATCGCGTGCCTGATTCTCCGCGGCACCGCTGAACCATCAGCACCGAACCCTGCCCACCAAGTCACGCTGATTGAGTTGTAGTCCGCCAAGTGCGAGGGCCAGCTGTCGCCGTAAAGCGGCCGCAGAACGCCAGGGCGGCTGTCACGATCCACGCGGTACTCGTTGGCTGGCAGCGTGACGCCAGTTTGCGTGTCGGTTGTGTAGGTCAGCGTGACGTCGGTGAAGCCAGCAGCAACGGCAAGCGGCGGCCGTGGCAGCTCGATCTGTGGCGGGAACAGGTCAAACGTCATCTGCCACTGAGTGTGGATCAGCGTGACGTCGAGGTATTCCTCGGCGTACTCACGCGATGCCTGGATCACGGCACCGATGAGGGCATCGTCGGCGTCGTGCTCAACGCGAAGATGTGTCTTGGTCTCAGACAGCGTGATCGGCTCGGCGGCCGGATCAGTCAGCCGCTTGAGGCTTCGGTATCGCACTCTTCCGCCTCCGCTTTGGCTGTTCTGGTGCTTCTTCTGCCTTGACCGGAGTAGATGCCACCGGCTTCGGCTTCTTCACTGGCAGCGGTGCGAGCTTGCACAGCCGCCGCTTGATGAGCAGATCGGCGCGGCCCTTGGTCAAGTCAGCGTGCTGACCCTTCTTGAACCACTTCCAATCTCTGACAAACTCAACTCGCATGATTCCTCCTGTGTCGTGAGCCACCGGCAGGCCGGGCCGCAGCGGTTAGCTACGGCCCGGCCGCCTACTGATTAGCTCAGGCACTAGGAGGCTGCGCCGAGCTTGAGGCCGACAACCGGGCCAGCGGTGCTGGCGGTGCCAAGGTCAAACCACTTAGCGGTTGCCCTAAGTGTCCCGATCAGAAGCGTCTGATCGTATTCCATGTACCTGTCGGTGCTGCTCTTGATTTCAAAGTCGCGGCGGATGCCGAAAGCACCGGCCCGGCTGAAATCACCAAAGAGGGCAATCACATCACCGGCACCAGCGGAGCTACCAGGCATCGCCTGCGACAGCACCACTGGATAGCCCATGAAGTTAGGCCCAGCACCTTCTTGCAGCGAGCTGATGCCCTGCGCCAAATCCAACCGCTGAAACACGGTATGGAAGACATAAGGCGAGACGATCCAGCGAGCGTTAGGCAGGCTGTACCGATTAGCCTTAGCAAGCACTGAAACGATGTCGTCCACGGTGACCTCGGTCGGCAGATTGTTGCCCACGTCGGTGGTGTGCAGGCAACCGGCAGAACCAGCAGCGAGAATGCCGCCGGTGCTGTCGAGGATGCCCGTGATGCTTCCGAAGCTGCTGGAACCGTCCCCGTTCACAACGGCTTCAGTCAGGGCTGCGGTATAGGTGCTGGTGAACTCAGTCACAACCATCTCTGAGAGATCAATCACTGAGTCAGAAATAAGAGCGTTGCTGACCCTGACTCCCGTGCCGTAGGCCGACGCCACCAGCTGCACCTGATTTGCACTGGCATCGCTAGTCGAAATCTCAGCGTTCTCAGCCACCCAGGCACCAGTGAAACCACCAGTACGCCGCGGAATCAGCAGG